ATTGTCTCCACCAACTATTAAATAATCTCCTTCACTTCCTTTCGCCACTTCTAAAGTAGCCGATGGGCTTGTTGTACCTATGCCTAGACCTGTGTTTGTCAGTCTCATTCTTTCAGCACCATTTGTACCAAAATTTATTGCATTTGATGCAGTCCTAAAAATACCTGTATCTGTATCTCCACTAAAAGTAATACTAGGACTACTAACACTACCATCGCCAACTGCTACATTACCTGTAACAGTTACACCTGTGCTTGTGGTTTCAAACTTTTTACTATTATCGTGATATAGGTTTACTGCACCATCTGCAATAAATTCTCCCATAATTTCACTAGTTGCAGATTTCATTAATTGCACACCTGCGTTACCTCTTAATCGTAAATTACCAACACCAGTATCATCAATATATGAGTGGCTTGAATCGTGATATATTTCAAGATCTTGACTAGCACCTAATCTTATTTTTTCGTTATCTCCTAAATCTAAACCATCTGCAACTGCAACACCTGTAACAGTAACACCTGTGCTTGTAGTTTCAAACTTTTTTGCAGTATTAAAATATAGTTCACTAGCACCTGTTGCACCGAAAAAAGCCATAAATCCACTATCTCCTGCATTTTTAATCTCAACTCCATTACTTAATATTTTAAGTGTACCTGTGCCTTGATCTGATATGAAAGAATTTGATCCATTGTGAAATAATTGAAGATCTGATCCTGTACCTAGAATAATTTTTTTACTATCTGGTAACGTTATATTTTCTAGTGCCTTTATAGCAGTTGTACCATCAAGTTGTAAAACATTGTTACCACCACCTGCATCAAATATTAAATCATTATAAACTATTGTTGTAACATTTGCATTATGGTTAATTGATACCTCACTTGAATCATCTGCATCTAATAAAGTTAATGTTGCCGTACCTGTTGATTGTATTTTAGCACCTGTGCTTGTGGTTTCAAACTTTTTGGTTCCACCAAAATACAATTCAACACTATTACTAGCATTACCATTGAATAATAAATTACCTGTACCATCTTTAATTGTTACGTCATTATCTCCAGATATTATAAGGTCTCCAGTTCCCTGTTCTTGAATATAGGAGTTTGATCCATCGTGATAAATAATTAAATCTGCACTTGCACCAAAACCTGCTCTTGCGTTATCAGGAAAAAGTGTCAAAGGATTTGAACTACTATCTCCACCATCAAGTTTAAAATAAGTTTCTACTCCTCCACTACCATCATCGCTTTGAAAGATTATGTCTTTGTCATCAGCATCGTTTTTTATTATGAGGTCTCCTGTATCGTTTTCAATATAACTATCTGTAGCATCGTGATAGATTTGTAGGTCTCCTGCATTACCTGCCCTTAATTTTACATTGTCTAGAGCATATAAATCTTTTTTAAGTTGTACTATAACACTACCTCCATCTAATTGTAGATAGGTTGTTGTTCCACCACTACCATTATCTGTTTGTAGAAGTATATCTCCATCATCATTTGTGTTAACTATTGTTAAGTCTCCACTAGAATTTGTAATTGTTGAGCCATCTATTGTTATATTATCGACAATAAGATCTCCTGTTACTTGTACGTTACCTGTAACATCTAATTCTTTGCCTGATGCAGGACTGCCACCAATACCAACACCTGCCGTAGATAAAAACATAATACTGTTGTTACCTGATCCATCAGTTATTTGTTGTGCAGTAGATGTTAAGACTGTATTAGCACTTGTCTTTAAGAGCCCTACATACGTTACTGATATTTGTGTGTTAGTTAATGTTGCCATTTACAATTTTTTTTAAGTAAATAATTAATTTCTGCACATTTTTGTTTTTTGGTTTGCTTTTTCTTTTCATAAAACCCAGCCATTAAATAAACTATCTTTATCAGGATCAATGTCCTCGTTTGTGTTTGAGGTATATTCAGGGTAGCTACTTTGATTAAAGCTCATAAAATCTATAAATCTTCTTGTGTAATACTCTGCTATATCCCTTTCTTTTTTTACTAAATAATCAATCTCGTTTTTGTTAACTGTTTCTGCGTTTTCGCTTGTGTGTTTAAAAACACCACCATTTTTTATTTGATATGCTGCAAATGGTATATAGTCTGCCATTGCATAGTGTATCAGCATAGGCTGAATATATGTTCGGACAAGTGTTAAATAAGCCCCTGATAAATTTGAAGCTGCTATATCTGTACTGATTTTATTATAGAGATCTGTGCCTAAATAATTTCTAATGTGTATCTCTTGTGCTATTTTTATAAACTGAATAAACTTATCAGTATCAACATTACCATCTAAAATGGAATTTTGTACTAATTGTTTTCGTGTTATAAATAATGCAGTCGCCATAATTATCTTGGGTTTTTATATCCTCTGTTGGGCATATCAATAGGTCTTGTTGCCACTTCTCTTGGGTTTTGGTTTTTCTTTGGTGCAGATGGACCTTCAAATCTTGCACCCTTTCTATCATCAAGTGGTAATGCACTAATTATTTTTCTTGCCCTACCTACTGATATTTTTTTGTTATTCTTTTTTAAATATACCCTACGAAGCCATACGTGATGGCAATTCGCACCACCTTTGTATAACCAAATGTTATAACCCTCGCCTTTTGCATCTGCAGGGCTAAGATCTACATTAGCTTTACTTATTTTATTTAGATCCTCGACACGATAAACTTTATTAGCTTTTAGCATTTTTCTACAAAATTCTCTACTAATTATTTTGCCATTTTCATCCCTTGTCAAATCCCCAGAGTATGCATACCTAATTCTAAATAAGTCTGTGTCCTGTATGCTCTTTTTTCTTGCATCACCTGTTACAACTGTGGCAAATTCAAAATATTTTTGTATCTCGCTTTCATCTTCCAAAGCTAATCTTTCATCAATCAACTCCCACTCATCGCCCATTTCTTCTCCCTTTGCTATAACATTGTCTGCTACTTGTGATCCTAGATCACCACCTAAATAGTAATCTTTCTTTAAATCATCCCTTTTTACACCAGTTTCTTCTTCTCTTGTTTCTTCATCATCAACATTTTCTAAATCTGTAAACTCAAGTGGTTGTAGTGTTTTGAAATATAATTTAAGTGATACATTATTGTATGCTAGTATTTTTTCAAAGTGATCAATCAAAAGGGTTTGGAATGGTCTTATAACTGTATTATCCATTAATATACTTGCAGTTTTTAATTCATCTGCATTATTACCTAAACCTGATTGATCCTTAATACCTAATAACATTGGACTAACTACCCTGTGGCTAACCATTATTTTTTTTGTACTTTCCTCACTTAAAAACTGATACTGATTGTGTGCATCACTTAATTGAATAGGATCAATACTGGCTTGTGCTTCTGGGTTGTCGTTAAAGGCTAAAATAAATTTACCTGCGTTACTACTACCACTAAACTTTTGGTATATTCTTTGTTCTATAAGTCGCCTTTCTTCCTCGTTAGGTACACCGTTGTTAAAATTTATAAGCATTGATGGTGCTAACCCATTTAGTATGTTGTTTAAATGGTAATTACTAACTTCTTCTTCAAGCTCTGCATATTGCAAACCACCTTGATAGTCAACAGGACTATAATAAAAATAACCTGCCCTGTAAGGTTTAATATACATAATCTCAATACTTTCTTTGCTTTCGCCAAACGCTGGTATTCTTTTGAGTTCAGTTTGTGGTTTTACTTTCTCCCAATCAGGTGCATAATAATATGCCTTTATATCTCCATCTTCGCTTTTTTCTGCTCGTAGTGTTTCAACAGGCAAGTGTTCTAGTTGTACGATCCTTGACCTATCCTGTGAGTAGATTACCTGTATAGCACATTGACCCATTAGTTTTAGATCATAACATAATTTTCTTACACATTGATTTTGAAATAAAACTTTCATTTGTGCGTACTCGTTTGGCTTAAAGCTACTGTCAGTAGCATCTAAACCTTTGCCATAAATCATTTCACTGATTGCATTAATGATTGCGTTGTTTGTTGGACTACCATTGTAACGATCAATCAAATATTTGAAGTACAAGTTGTCCTCGCCATATTGTATGTAATCCCTGTTATATACCTCAACAATTTCAGGGCTTGTATATGTGCTTAAATTAATTACTCTTAAATCACTCATATTGTAATGTATTCATCATCAAATGATATGCTTGTATATTCTCCAGTATTAATATCATAGTTGCCATTTGTAAGGCTTTGGTTTGTAACAAAAATTTTATCTCTGTATATTGTATCTGATGAAGTATTAACTGTTAAATTATAAAATCTGTTTTCTTTTAAAATTGTGTTACCTGAACTATCTACCATACCTGAACCTGAAACTGATATTGTTGCATAATTATTGTTTGTAAAAGATGTAGATATATTGCTATAAGTATAACTTTCGTTTGTAACTTCATCCCTTATAACTATGTTATTTACTGCTACAAAGCTTCTAGGAATTATTTTTATGCTTTGCCCAGTAGCACTTGTAGTTAAAATCTTCATATCTATATAACAAAGTAAAGACAAATTTTTGTAAAAAAAAAGAGGGTATAAAACCCTCTAATTTTCGAAAGTATCAAAATACTTAATTTACATCAATTTGTGATCCTTGCGTTTCTGCATTATATGCTGCGGTAGCTATATAGTCAGGTGCTTCTGTTTCTTGAGCAACAAATGTAAGTGAGTAACCATAAAGGTCGCCCATAGCTGCTCCACTAGAAAATGTACCTGTTGTTAATTCGCAACCGTGATCTTTACCAACTAATCTAAAATTGCCATTATAATCTTCAACTATTATATGTGGTCTAGATACTGCAAGTAACTTAATTTCATCTTGTGTTTTTTCTTCTTGAAAAGTCAAGTTTAAAGTAAGTGTGCTTTCGTAAAAAGTTGTACCGTTTTCTCTTGATGAGTTTACGGTTGTGTCAAGTGTTGAGTTTCCTTTAATATCAAATTTCATAAAGGTAGGAGTGCCACCAAAATCTGTAATTAAACTGTTCGCAATAGTCAAAGCACCTAATGTGCCATAATCTGCAAAAGTAACAGACTTTAATCCACCGACCCCTGATTTACAAGGTAACTCTCTTCCTTTTGTTAATAAACAAGCCATATTTTTATTTTTTTAAAAAAAAAGGTAAGTAGGCTTTTACCCACCTACCTTTCTTATGTTAATCAATATTACGAATACAATACTATATCAGATCCGATACCGTGTTGTACTCCTGCGCTTCCTCTTAAAATTACTCTAACATTTTGACTTCCATCAATGTCAGCCATATCAATAAGCTTTACTTCTTGCCAGTCGTTTAATAGACCAGTTCCGAAGAATAAGTTTGAAGACTCAGCTGCAACCATTTTATTTGCACCAAGACCTGGAGCAGTAAATAATGGAATGCCTTGGAAATTCATTTCTGTTTTTCCAACATTGTATAAATCTCTATAACCTAATGCTGCTTGTGCTTGAATGTAAAACTTTGCTGCACTTGTAGGAATGTAAATTTTTAAATCTTCTTTATTATACACACCACTAGGAATAGCATCTATTACTTTATCTAGTTCTGCAATAATATTTGATTTACTCAAAGTAGTTCCTGAAACATCAACAACATCACTATCTGCAGTCAACAATGCTTGAAAGCCATCAAACTCTCCATCGTTTGCAGTAGCACCTTGCCATATATTTTGTTCAACTTTTTCAGCAACTTTTGCTGCAACTTGTGCAATCAAAAAATCAGAAAATTTACTTGGTAAATTGTCGTATTGGCTAAAGCCCATACTGTTCGCTTCCCAGTCTTGTCTGAAATCTTTTTTACAAAGTTGTAAGTTTACTTGAAACTCCTCTGGTTGTAAGATTCTTTCTGTTAATGTTACATTTGAAGTAGGGTCAAAATCACAAGATGCGTCCTTTAAAATTGCATCCATTGATAATTTTTTAACCACTTCCTTAAATTTAATGTTGGGTTTGATTGAAACCCCACCTTGTGATAACGTAACTCCACTCAAAAGAGCTGCTGCAATATACTCACCTGCGAACTCGCCTGCGTATGAAGTTGTTATTGAAGTTGTAGTAGCCATATCTTATATATTATTTTTTTTAATTATTAACTTGGATCAGTAGCTGTAATTGAACCTGCACTGTTTCCGATACCCCAAACATACCACTTGTTACCATCTGACCAGATGTCGATAAAATCTCCAACTGATTCTGCTGATGCTACAAAGTTTATTTGATCCTCTCCTGAAGCTGCTACAGATGCACCATTTACTACTAAAATTCCATCTATATTATCTCCTTCTGCACTATCAATGATATAATTTGATGTATCAAATGCGTTTGCTACAACAAATCTAAAATTAAGTCCAGACTCTACTGCTGGTAATGTTACTGTAACTCCTGCTGATGCAGCAAGTTCGTACCATTTACCACTATCTGCTGATGTAAGAGTAACTGCTGCTGATACTGCATCAACATCATTTTTAATTCTTACAACATCATTATTAACGTGTGTTAAAACTGCCATAATTATTTATATTTATTTATTTGTTATTTGTTCCATTACTCTATCTAATGTGGACATTCTTCTGTTTTGTGCAAACTTGAATCCTTTACTAGATTTTTCTTGTTCTGGACTATGTTTGAGTGGCTCGGCAGCAGGTTTAGATAACTCTTGTTTTAGAGCTTCTTTTTCTTCTGCTTCGCTATTCAAAACTTCCGTTACTGCTAAAGATACCTTTTCTTCTAAATCACTAGACATTTCTTCTTTTTCTTTGTCTTTGTGATCCATCATTTTATTTATATGCTCTTTCAATTCATCCATTTCTTTTCTGAACTCCTCTCTTGTTACATATCTAGCATCCACTTTTTCTTCATCTTCTTTTTCATCTTCCTCGTGTTCTGCATTCTTGATTTCTTTAATCATACCTTCTTCCTCAACAACAAGAACTCTAGCATCTTCAAGTTCGTACTCTCCTACAGGTAGAGCA